AATCGCCTCGATATCATCCAATGCGAGAAAGGAGGGATCCATATTTGAAGAGCTGTTCAATCGTGCAGCAAGGCGTGTAAAATTCACTGGCGCCACATAGTCTTTGTGGATGTCTACTTTACTCGGGTCAAACCCGTGATTTCCATACATGAATTGATAAATGTTCTTTTTTGCATCTCTCACGGTACCATCATATTCTACTTTCAAATCTTCGTTGAGCTTCAAAATAGAACGTTGACCATATCCAGATGTTGCAGTACCCATTGATGTCTTAATCATTCCTTCGCGGCCGGTCATTGCGTGGAAAAACATTTCATCTGGTTTCATCCCCTCAATGAATGAAGATGCAACAAAGCCGCGACTTCTATATTTCCGATCAGAGTCTTTCATGATTCGCGGATAATGGATCAGCGATCGAGTTCCGTTGTCAAGTACAGGTTTAGGTCTCTGGCCTTCGAGATTTTGTTGTCCAAGCAGGCCGGTAATTTGAGCAATGTTGAAATAATCTCCCTTACTACCAGACGTGACAGTGTTTATAAAATTATTATCAGGTTTCAATGAATCCTTTGCTATTTTTAATCCAATGTCTTTTGCTTTATTAAGTGCAAAGTTCACCCTGGATTCTTTAATCAGAGGATTATCAGTGGTTATTGCTACGTTGTTTGCTTCAATGAAATATTTCTGAGTAGTGGCTTTTATTTCTTGACGTCTTTCATTGTTGTTAATTAGACAGTCGTAAATATTGACAGAAAATGGATTCATTACAAGCCACGCATTTGTGAGGAATTGAATGTTATCAATGAACCCTGCAGCGGTCTGTGGACTATACTCCATACAGAGAAGTCGAATCGTTTTATTTAGATTGTTTTTTTCAAAAAACCCTCTCAATACTACTCCATTTTCAATTGTCAGCCCATTGTCATATGAGATGTGAAAATCTGGTGGAAAAATAAAACTAAAAAGGGCGTGTGCTGAATACTTATCCCTTTCATTTCGCGCTCTTCGGGTTGCTTCTAACCTTTCATGATACTTATAACCATGATCTACACTCATTATACATTGCATGAACGACCCTCGATCCATGAGTTGAACCGTTTTTGTCATGTTATATGCTCCTACGAGAGAATCTTGGACAATAACCATTTCAGATTTATTAGACTGAGCAGAGAGAATGTTGTTCATTGCATTTGAAATATATTCAAGTTCTGCTCTAGCCTCAAGGGTTTCTTGTGAGAATAAATTTAATTCGTCTCCATCAAAGTCCAAATTATATCCGGATGCTATAGACAGATTCGTTCGAAATGTTTTACCTGGCCGAACTTTTATTTTCATTCCCTGCATTGAATTCCTGTGCAGAGTTGGTTGTCTATTTAAAAGCACGAAATCCCCGTCTTTTAAATACCTATAAATTGTATCTCCTATTTCGATGGGAATCGTCCGCTTTTCAGGAAGAACTGTTGGGATGGTGCCGTGTTTATCTTTCAACTGGCGAGTAACAATATCATCTCTTTTCAGAGCCATCTTACAGTTAGTAACCGTGATTTTCTTTCCACCCCTGTTAATAACATCTCCATGTTTTAAAATAGTGCCGTGTTTTATACTCGCGGTCGGTATCGAAATGAGAGTCCCATTTTTCTTCAAAATTCCAGACGCTCTACCAGTCGTATTCACAAGGATCGATAGATGCGCAATGTTGAACAATGTAACCTGTTCTGGGATCGTTATTGTGTTTGCAATCTCTATGGGAATCGCCAGTTCATTTAATTTCAATGTTGAATCTGGCCCTGCAACTGTACGTGCAGTCAGGTTGCATCGTTTCCCCATCATATTCTGGCGAACATGCCCAGATTTTGATTTTATTCGTTCTTTAATCCCAGTTAATGGCCTATGGTTGGTGGTATGGACAGACAATCCTTTCGAGTTGTCGCAATATGTTGACGATCGGAAGTTAATGTCTTCTGTGATTTTTTCATACTGTTCTTTAGATAATCCGCCAGCAGCCAATAAATTGTTATTTTTTATAATATCAACCAAACTAATGCTAAGGTCGTCGTCACTTATGTTATCAGGGGTTATCATTCGAGGCCGGCAGCACGTGGGAATGACGTTAAAGACCATTCTGATAAAATTTCTGGGATGAAGCATTGTTGGATCTATACCTAATATAGCAACATCTTCGTCTGAAACATTGTCAAATATTTGTTTGATTGACACAGGATCCAAGATTTTACATGTTTTCTCATTTTTATATTTATGCTGAGCACTTATTCGTTGAACCCTCTCTGTACTTTCAATCCGGATTTCTGGATGTGGCGCACTGCAATGCCCGCAGAACGACATCTTAGACAAATGGTCAATTATTCGATCGTATCCTTTAATGCCTTGCATAATTAATTCTTCTTTCGTGTTCAACAATCTATGACACTGATGACAAAATATTTTCAACATTGTAGCTGTTTGCTTGTAGAACAAAATAATTGGAAAATTTAGTTTGATATGACCAAAATGACCCGTGCACTCCCATATGTTTTTCGAACACGTCTCACATGTTGATGTCGTGTCTACACATCCTAATCGAGGATCGTACACACTTCCTTCCTCCACACACAATGACGGTTTGTTAATTTCACAAACAGAATTGTTCAACACATCTTGATCAGACAAGATGCCAAATTGAATTGTAGAAATTTGCGATATCATTTTAATTTTTACATGACTTTCTATATGGAGTTTTCATTTTTTTAGCATTTTTGAATTTTCTCTAATCTTGCTTGAAGCCGAAAATGGAAATCAAAAAATTGAATTTATACGTTTCTGAACACGAAGAACTAATATCTAACAATCATACCAACATGACAAATTTAGATTTTATGGACGATCAATTCTTCAAGCAAACGCCCGCTGAATTGCGCGGAATAGCACTAAGAATTGGCCTTCGTAAATATTTTTTTGAGTATAATTTCACCCAACTTTCTCATTATGCGTCTGAGAATGGGATTCCGCTTGTTAGTGGTGGCCCATCAAAAAAAAGAATTTTACTTCGACGAATATTAAACTGGCACAAATCTAAATACTGGCAGCCATTGGCGACAGAGATTAGCAGTGTTACTGGAGAGCCTTTTGTAGAACTATTCGACATTCCTATGGTTGTGCTTGTGACCTATACTGCGTTGGTAGACAGTTTGTTGTATTCTCCTTGCATCCATACAATACGTCGGAATATATTAGATTTGTATGTTCAAAAAATCATCATACAAGAAAGAGAAAGGCAAAGAAAAGAAGTTATTGAGATAATAGACAGCGAGGATGAGGAAACGGAAACGGAGATTGAGGTTCCCGATGAATTGGTGTGTGTCGTGTGTAAAAGCCGAAAAAGAAACATTGTATACAACGACTGCCATCATTTTGTGTGTTGCTCAAGATGCTCCAATAAATGCGGATTGAAATGTCCAGTTTGTAGAACCGTAAATAAAACAAAACAACAAGTGTATATGTAAATACCAACCCATATTTTGTGAATTTTGTGACCAAGGGGTCACAAAATGTTTATAGTTTGTAAAAATTTCCGAGACGTGTTCCTTTTAATAAATGGAATGTTCCCATTTTCGTCATTGTGCTCCTAATGTTCATTAAGAGTTGAACGGCGATCCTAGGATTGTCCAGTATTTTATTCATCACAATGTCTTGATCTATTGTTTCTGGATTGACAGCATATTGAGGTACACAGTTTTGTCCGACATAATACGCGATATATGGTGAGCCAGGATTGTTTACATCAAATTTTTCAACTCTCAGATCACAGTTCAACATGTTTACTCTAAATTTTTCCTGCGCGGTGTTCATGAGCAATACTTCACCGGGTGTCAATCCAAGTACTTGATTATTTCCAGCGTACATTGCTCCAGCTACCTGTGTAAATTCGTTGTTTGCTGCAGGACTTGCAGCATATTCACAAACACCATCCCACTTTTGTGCACATCTTTGAGATAAATAGATTTGACATGGACGGCTGTTTTGTCCGAATGTTACACCCGTGCTGCCGTGGTTGAAACGTTGAGAAGCGTTATTCCCGATGCAGTAGGTCAACGGATCGTTGTTAAAAACAGGCAATGAATTTACCTGCGAATCACCAAATTGTGATATGCTTGCATACATTTTTCATAATAACTAATTTTATTTATGTGTGACTTGTTATTTTCGAGGTCTCGAGTTAATCCATAAATGTGAATATCTAATCACGTCGTAATCTCTAACGGGCTGACTTAATTTAGCCAGTTTGTTTTTTAATTGCTTGAATGCCTGCGTGTCGATATAATTTTTAGATTTTCTAGTAACCCAGAATCCCAATACAAACGCTGCCGGATTTTTGTATTGAATGTGTCGAAATCGAGGAACCATCGCAAGAATATTTGGAATGTCGCCCGACACATTTATTATGTCTTCATCTGTCATTTTTCTTGCTGTTGCTGCAACCATCGTAATAAACCGTTGCTCTGGGTCCATCGTTGCAATCCCCCCCTCTTTTCGAATATCTAAGTATCCACCCGCCCGATTTATATAATCATGTTCGTTCTGATATTGCGTCTCAGGGTCATCATATACGTAACTATCATTTAATTCTGAACTTGGTTCTCCTCCATATTCTCCATCTCCGGAATCGTATTCCCCGTAATCGTTCCCGTAATCGTGTTCGTTCCCGTAATCGTGTTCGTTCCCGTAATCGTGTTCGTAATCGTACCCTCCATATGCTCCGTCATCACTGTTGTCCATTTTCTATTGGCATTGTTTTTCAACGCTAATATACGATTACAATCTCTCGTGATTGATGATTTTGATTTACGATGTCTACGATATGCTTCATCATAACTATCACAACCACTATCTGAGTCGTCCGACGCATTAAATGAATTTGCTCTGTGAAGTCGATTGCGTGTCTTTTTCGCGGGTGTTTTGTCCTTATCAATCTCTTCTTCACTTTCGCTTGAAGAACATCGAAGAAAATTTGTAACTTGTTCTTCTTGATCTTTTCTAAACCGCCACATTTTTTTAGTCTTTAAATAAACTCCTCCAAATTCATCAGCGAGATCCCAATGGTCTGCATCTGATTTTATGTAGAAATATTCTTCCAACACCATTTCGTTTTCACACATTTCTCTATTATTCTTGTTTCTCTAAATCAGAATTTCGATTTAGAACGGCAAGAGAGACGATAAAATATGAATACACAATCAGAACACACAACACTTGTGCTTTCTGGAAATGCAACAAATGCGATAGTCACGATGGGCGCGCTTCAATACTTATACGACAACAATCTCTTGAGCAGCATTCGTAAATATATAGGCACCTCGTCTGGCGCCATATTATCTCTGTTGTTGATCATCGGCTATACACCATTGGAACTCAAGATGTTTCTGTGCACAGAGAAACCATTGAAACGGCTGTCGCAAATGGTCAACATAACAAATATACTTTTGCCAGGAAAACCGATCATGTGTTTCGAACCTATCAAAAACTCGATCGAAGCCCTAATTCGCGACAAACTCGGATATATTCCAACGATGAGATCATTGTACGAAACTTTTCAGAAAGATCTCATCGTAACTACATACAATTTATCTGACAATTGTCGAGAATACATATCGGCAGAGTCTCATCCAAATTTATCGGTTTTACATGCTGTTAGAATGAGTAGTTCGTACCCATTAATGTTTGAGCCATACAATTATGAGCAAAAATTGTATTTAGACGGCGGAATCGTAGATAATTTTCCAATCGAGTATTTTCAAGAAAAGGGGGAACGCCGATTGGGAATTATCACAATGAACCCTGTCACAAAATATGAAGGGATTCCCAACAATCTTGATTTTTTTTGGAAACTGTTCAATGTCTTCATCCAAACCATTACAAATGACAAAATCGAGAGAGTCGTAAATTGTGATGTTATTAAATTAAGTGCGGAATCAGTCTTTTTTAATTTTGAAACAACAAACACTGAAATTATTGAAATCTTTGATAGTGGATACGACGAATGCAAAAAGCGGTTTGTTGAGAATCTGTAAGATTCGAATCATATTATTGTTCCGGCTTTTCAGGTTTTGTAAACCAAGTATAGAATATGAAACTTACTAATTGAATAAAAATGAAAATAGTAAGTTTTGATATCGGAGAGAAAAATTTTGCATACTGTGTCGGAAAAGACGGAGCAAATATAGAGATTAGTCAGGTGTATTACTACGATCTGTTACAAAGAAAACGTCAGACAGTCGTAGAATCCTGCATGCTTATTTCTTCAATACTTTTGAATGACTTCGATGTTACTACATGTGATACGATCCTCATTGAACAACAAATGCGCGCGAACGTTCGCGCGCAGAGAATTGCGCAGCATGTTTGGACGTTCTTTCACACGATGAACGAGATGAAAGGAGGTGCTAAACAAATCATCTTTGTACCTGCACATCTGAAAACACAAAAATTCATAGGAAAAAACACGTTAGGACCCAAACAACGAAAAGCATGGGCAATAGAACAAATAATAGGTGAGAACTCAGTATTGGATGGCCACGCGTTCATAAAAAGCAAGATCCGTGAAATGAAAAAAAAAGACGACGTGTGTGATAGTATTTTACAGCTTATTGCGTTTTGTAAATAAAATCTTTTCGTTCAATTTTTGTCGTATTATGATCGTCATCGCGTTGAAATAAAATGAACCCCTTATTGACAGATGAACAAAAAGATAAATTGAGAAAACTTGATGAGGAAATGAAAACGCGTCAAAAACAGCAAAACAAAAAAGAAGAAACTTCAAAATCTACTGGAATCCCACTTGACATTGTTGATATGGATGTGATAAAAATTGGTATCTTGCTCGGATTGATAAAAAAACGTTCTGTTGATGGTACAACTTCTCAAGGTGGATCGTTGTTAGATTTAATTCTTGGTAACGATGAACCTGATCTTGATATATCAGAGGTTCCTTCTTATTACAACATGTCCCCTAAACCAGTGCGTGAGATAAACAAAATCCAATATCAACAAAATCATGTGCAAACACAAACCAGTCATTTTTCTCAAATAGTCACATCGAAAATTAAATCATCAATTGGCTGCATCCGAAAATATATCTCGTTTGATATTGGCGAATGGACGATTGACAATTTTGTAAACAATTGCTACGAAACAATGGATGTGTTGATTGACGAACTCATAGACGACCCCGACGACGACAGTTGGGAGACTCTTCAGATCGTTAGAAACTGCACACTTGGTCCTATAAACATATGTGAGTATCGGAAACTGTTGCAAGACCAAATCACACGGCTTTCAGCGGCGAAGCGACCTCATCAAAAAATAGTATCCAACCTCTCCCTTCTCGACAGACGCATATCCCTGTATTCCGACTCGTTGTCTAATTATGCGGATACGTTGGACACTTCAGCGTTTATTCACGAACTACAATTCCGCGCATACACTCGAAACCCAACACTTACACCCTTCAATTTGGACGAGTATGTTCAAGCATGCTGTACACCCGTATTGTTATGTGTGCCACTTGACGTCGTTTTGAATATCAGCCTTATAGGGCCATATATGAATAATTCTATAGGATTCTTGCCCCAACCAGATTATCAAACTCATGCGTTCTACGTGTTAAATAAAATTTTAACAAACGGCATCAGATTGTGGGTCGTTGATATTGATTTGATCCAATTTTGTGAAAGTCTGATCAAAGAATTGGTGATGTACCTTATTAAGATTTTTCGAACATTTTACAAAGCATGTTTCTTCACAAATAAATATATTTCAAAGTATAATGCGTCAACACATTATGATGTGTTTCAAAACATTTTGTACATTCCACATATTCTTCCATAGAAAGAATTGTATAATTCAAATACTTTTTAAATTCATTTATGAATTCATGTATTTTTTTCATGTTTTGATTGAATTTATAACAAAGCAAAAAGTTTTGATAAATAGAAAAAATGTAAAATACTGCCGAAACAATAAGATATGTTTGTTCTTTTAAAGAAACTGTGTGAAACTG